ACATCTTATTAAATTCTTTTAATGAAATGTTGAGGGTTTTCCTATCGCCATAAGCGATTATTTTGTCGTTTTTTACATCTCCTTTTTTATTAAATTCAACAAATACTCCATAAAAAATAACATCGTTGTTTTTTTGCTATTTTTGGATTGTTTTTAATACTTCTTTCATAGTTTAATTATAAAGTAATCATAATACTTCTTTAATTTTATAATTTTTATCCAATTTAACAATATCTAAATTATTAAATAGTTTATTTTTCTTTTTGTAATTTTTTAATTTTCTCGCAAAAAATTCAGCAGATGATATATTAAATCTCTTAAGACGCCCATAAGTTTTATCTATTAACCAATATGTTTTCATAATTTTATTTAATTATAACTCTTTTTTATCTAAAAATCAAATCTTTTAATATTCTATTTATCAATCCAATCTTAAATAGAAATCTCGCAAATAACCATTGAATTTTTACCCAGATTTTATTTTCTTTTGTCATAAATTTTCAAAGAAATACGGGTCAAATTTTATTCGTTCCTGTATTCCCTCGTTGAATAATTCATAATACTGCCCGACTAATTTCATTGGATTGTTTGGATAAAGATAAACTGCTTCTGTTTTTTTGCCATATTTTAGCAAATTATTTGGATTAACTGGTTGGCAAAATCCTTGCGGCAATTTAATAACAATAAATTTTTTTGCCGTCTTTACTCTTTTAACATATTCTATTTGTAAATTTATCCAATACTTGCCGTCTGTTTCGTGCGTAGGTTTTTCAAAATTTTTAATAGTTATATTCATACTAAAACATATTTTTAGTTTCAAAACTACTTACCACTATTGAACTTTTAATCGCTGACATTAACTTTTCTAATCCTCGCATTTCATATTTTAACCTTAATTCTTTCAAACCGCCTTCTGTTTGTCGCCATTTTGCTTCCACTGCTGTATCGGATAATGGTTTATCGCCAGCTTCTTTTATTACCCAAAATTGGGCTTTTTCTATTTGAACATCCTTATAAATATCCGATAAAAAAGCATATTTTGCGGCAATTTCCAAATGAATATCCGCCAATTTAGTAGGGACATTCTTGTTTTCCATTATTTCTTTCGCGTATTCTGTTATCGTTTTGAAGATTGATAATGACATTTTCGTAGTATTGTTTATTTATTTTTACTGGTTCTCTTCTTGTTTTTTCAAGCCAATTCATTATTTTTTCGCCCTTTACTTTTCTAATCTTTTGAAAGATTGCGGGGTCTGCCCTGCTGTGTATCCAATTATGGCAACCCATACAAACTTTAATAGAATTTCTCAACTCGTATCTTAATCTATTTGATAAAGATTTCGCGATTATATGATGACAACAATATGCTTGTTTTCCGCATAATTCGCACAATTCGCTATCCATACACCTTTGCTGAAAAATTTTATCTGCTTCTTTTCTTAATTTCTTTATGGAATTACTTTTTGCCATAAACTATTATAAACTCCTCAATCTGTTCTTTGATATTGTTTTTCCTCCCATATATTTTGTGAAATTCTTTATGCGCTATTCATTGGGGCGTTGATTTTATTACCAACGCCCCGAATTTTACTATTCAAGAAAATTCTCGCCTTCTTCATTTTCAGCTAATTCATCTAACTCATTATTAACAATATCATTCTGTCCTATCAATCTTACAGCTTGAACCCCTTCGCCAGTGCGAGGATTATCAACAATCCTTACATCAACTGTCATTTCTTTGCCAATCCAAGCATCGCTATTCCCGCTATAAAAAGAAGCAATAGCGTTAAAATTAACCTTATTCAACGAAAATTTCTTTTGAGCCCTTACATTGCCGCTTTTTCCGCTTATCACCGCAACGGTAAATACCCATCTTTTATCTTTATCCTGCGTCCCCGCGTCTAAAAATCTGATTTTATCGCCTTTAATGACATTGACGCCGGCTTTTAACCATTCCGATTCAAATTTTATATTAGGCATTATCTTTTTTAGATTTTTTAATGGCGACCTTTTTTGGTGTCTCAACCAGCGTTTCTTGTTTTATTTCAAGATTTATATTTTCTTGTATATCTTGTATTTCTTTTTCTGGATTAAACGGCTTATATTCCGCATCGCAAATCGTCATTGCCGATAAAAATTCTTTGAAATGCGTTTTTGTTTCCTGCGAATTATACGGCCCAAATTCATAACCTCCGGTAGTTTTATGATTTGTTCCTATTCTCAATACCGCCGTATAACCAATTTTATTTTTTCCTAAAATCTCCTTAAAATTTTGACCCATTCCATAAGCGGCGAGTTGCGCCCCGTAAGAAGAATAAATCCCTCCGCCGCTTTTAATATCAATCAATCCGATTTTCTTGATATAATCCTTACATTTACAAGTTTTTATTCCGCATTCTTTATTCAATCGCATAACTATATCAAGCGTTCCGGCATATCCGTATTTAAGATTATAAATTGGATATTCCGAAGCGATTAACGAGCTGTCGTGTCTGTTCCAAAACTCCTGAAATGCCAGCACTGCGTCCCACTCGTCATCGCTTAACTGGACTTCGGTCAAATTATCTTCCGCCAATACGGAAGTATATCTATCAGCTTTTCCCTGTAATATAAACAATCTTGCGACAAACTGATGAATTCTATCGCCGCGCTCGCCGGTTTCTTTTAAGATTTTATCAGCTTCTTCTTCTGATTTTGTTTTTAACCATTTAACAAATCTAATACCCTTCGTATATCCATTATCAAGAATAAAATTAACCGAACGGACATATTTATTTTTGCTTTTTATAAAGTAATTATTCCAATTACCTTTTCTATCCACCACACGAAATAAATCTTTATTTTGTGTCGATTTTAATTCATAAGTTTTCATTTTTTTGTAAGGGTGGAATGTATGAGAATTAATTACTTAAAACTCACACACTCCACTCTGTAATTAATTTTTACCGACCTTTGTTTCTTTTTTCATATATTTATTGTAATACTATAAATTCCTCTATTTGTTCTTTCGTATTGTTTTTAATCCCATACTTTTTATGAAATTCTTTGTGTGCTTTTTCTGATAAAGTAATTCCATTATCAATAGCAAATCTTAATTCAGGAAATTGACTAAAATTCTGAATATGATGAGGATGTAATTTTCCACCCTTAATTTCTGTTTTTTGGCAAGTCCAATTATCTCTCGCAAATACTGCCTCACGCCATAAACGAAATTCAATACTTTTTCTAATCGTATCGTTTTCTGGATTTACTCCGCCTCTCCATAAATGACTTTTTTCACCTTTTTGAGCTAAACTCATTTTCTTTTTCCATTCTTCTGATATAATTCTGCCTTTATTTGCTAAACTTATTTTTCGTTTTGTTTCTTCGGAATGTGGATGTTTTTTACCTTTTTGACTTTCGCTCATCTTTTTCTTATGTTCTTCGGATAATTTCTTACCTATATTCCACGATTTACCCCCTTCTTGATAGAATTTTTTATGAGTTTCACTTAACTTTCGCTTATGTTCTTCGGAATGTTTTTTACCTAACCAAAATCTTCTATTATTTTTACTCATTTTCTTTTTTGTTTCCTTACTTCTTTTTTTGCCTAACCAAAATTTAACAGGATTTCTCTTTTTTATCTCACTTAATTTTCTTTTATGTTCTTCTATCTGCTTATATCCTTTATTTGGCATATTATTTATTATCAATACCTATCCCGATTAAAAATATCAATCCAAGACCAATCATCAAAAGAACTCCCGCCAAAATTGCTCTCAAAAAACTTTCTTCTTTTTTTACTTTTTTTAATTTTGCTTTGAGATAGGTTAAGCCGTCTATTTCGGCAAATTCGTATTTATTGTTTTTCATAGTTTTGTTAATCAAGAATTAAATTTAAATTTAGAATGTTGTTTACAATATAATCCATCTTTCCCAAATCCTCTTTTACGAAAACATTGATGTGAATGAAATGAACCATATCGACCTTGTTCAGAAACTGATTGAATACAACGAGTTATGTCCTCTTTTTTTTCTGATAGATTATATCCGTATGTTCTTTTTTCTTGTTTCATTTTAGTTTTAGTTTATTTACCGACCTTTATATTCCATAACGATTTCTTAATTCGTCTTTTTCTGTTCTTTCGCTTCCGTCCGCATTTAATTCAATCTCTTCATCATTGTTTTGTTTTATTTTGGCGACCTTTTAAAATATCTTTGAAACTGACCCAGATTTTCTTGTTTCAACCTTTATTCCTTTTTTTCTTAATCTATTTATCCAATACCAAATTGCCTGCCACGAAACATTATATTTTTTTGCCACCCCGCCAATAGTATTCTTTTTTAATAATCGCGGAATAGCTAAAATTTGTTTTTTATTTAATTTATCTTTACTTGCCATATTAACATATTATTAAACTAATTATAAAAAAGCAATAGCCCAACTGTGAACAACCTGTGAATAACTTTTTAGGCGGTTTTGGGTTAAAATAAGGTTTTCGGGATTGCGACTATAAAATCCATCATAATTTTCTTTCTACGGTTATAATTGTATCGTTTTTACTTCCTCCGTGAGCTACTAAAAGTATTCGTTCCATCTTAAATCCTCTATTTTTACCAAGCCCCATAGAATTCCAACCAAAACAGATTACCTTACCACCGGGTTTAATAATTCTTGCCACTTCATTTTTAATTCTTGAACCCCACGCCATTGAAGTATGCCACCCTGTTATTTTAATTCCTGCTTTTTTATAATGTTCTGAAACTTGTCTTAATGAATATGGCGGGTCAAGCAATATCCCATCTGCTTCTTTTCTTTTTTTTAACCATTCAAGAGCATCTTCGTGGTCTTGCGCGTTAGTATTATTATTTAAATCATTTCTATATTGTGCCGGACTATTTAAACCAGCAAATGGGTCTAACCAAATTTCTTTATTTAAATTCATTTCTTCTTTCAATAATTCTTTTATCGGTTTTATGGTGAATGTCCAAGCTGATGGCATCGCCCATTTTCGTTCTATTATTATTTTATTTATAGGTAAATTCATAAACTTTTTTCGTTTTCTTTTAATGGCCGAAAACTATAAAATCCGTCTAACCACGCTATTTTTATTTTCAATTCTGAATTATCATTTTTAATCCATATTCCGCCCAATATCACCCCTGCCGTTTTTGGAATTAAACGAAAATCTTTTAATTCTGGATTTTTAGATTTTCTTTTCATAGTTTTAATTTTTCACTACTACCCTGTTGCCTAAAAATTCTTCTAATTGTTCTTTCGTATTATTCTTACGACCATAAATATGATGAAATTCCCAATGTGCTTTATCTGATAAAGCAATTCCATTGTCTATGGCAAATCTCAATTCTGAAAAATCGGCAAAATTGTTTATGTGATGAGAATGTAATTTTCCTCCTTTTATTCCATACTTTTGGCAAGTAAAATTATCTCGTTCCAAAACTGATTTTCGCCATAATTTTATTTCTAATGAATTTCTTATTTTAAAATTTTCTTTTGTTATTCCGCCTTTCCAATTTGAATTATTTTTTCCTTTATTTTTCCCTTTATTTTTTTCACTTAATTTTCTTCTATGTTCTTCTGTTTTTATATAAATTCCACTACCCTTACGAGAAACTTTTAATTTCTGTTTATGTTCTTCTGTTCTTTGATAAACTCCTGAACCTTTATGTGGAACTCTTAATCTATTTTTATGATATTCTGTTCTTTGATAAATTCCTACTGGCATATTTTGTTATAATTTTTTAATTTACAGATTAATTTTTGCCCGAATATATTTTCTATTTCTTCTATATCCCGCCATCTTCCTCGTAATAAAGAGGAGTCAAAGCGTTAGTATTTATTTCTTTAATAACATAAGTTTGTAAGTAAAGCTCTTCTGTCTGGCGGGATAACAGAAAGGGATTAGTTTTCCTAATTATCTAATCCTTGTGATGTCCGTTTCTTATTTATTCTTAAAAATTTCTTGACCTTTCGGTTTCAATGCTGTTTTTAAGATAAGATATTGCCTAATAGCTTCCCGTTCTTCTTCATAAGGGTTTCCCCAGTTCGTAGCGGCGGGCTATTGACAATCCGTTCTTTATTTGATAAACTTATATTGTTAAAGAAAATTGTCTGGAATGCTGATTTTCTAAAAAGTTAATCGGGCGGACGTTTCGGACAATTAAAAAGAGACGAATTAAAAACTCGTCTCTTTTTTGTTATCTAAAATTTCAACTTTCTCGTTTTTCACTTTCCAAATAAATAATGATAAACGATTTCTCGGATTAGATTGTTTTATTTCATTGTAAATCATATAAGTTGCTGTTATTCCTTTTTCTTTAATAATACGCATAATTCTTGAAAATGGCAATTTTTTATTAAGCCAAAGCCAGATTTCCTCGCAAAGTGATTGTTCTCGGGTATATATTCTACTTTTTTTTAATTTATATTCTTTTGATATTTTTTCCATAAAAAAATTCCCTATGGGACAAGCACCATCTTTAAGATTGCTCTCATTAATGGCACAAGTCCCGCAGGGAACTTTAACTTGCTAACTTGTCCCCCGCATTAGCGGTATTTAATTTTTAAAATTATAAGGCAAAACTTTTATAAAGTCAATACCCTTTTTATTTCCTTTTTTTCTAATCTTTTAACAAGTGGACGGATTTCTCGGTATCTTCTTTTCGTCCAACCAAAAAATTGAATTTTACGAATATAATTATTATTCATTTGGCTATGAGCGGATTACTCCTTACCCTATCTTAAATTAAGATAATATGAGATAGCCAATCTTCATATATTCCAATTATATCATAATTCTTTTTATAAAGTCAATACTTCAATCAATTCGCCCACTTCATTTCTAATAAACTTTTTACTTTCTTGTTTTAATTTTATTTCATCATAACCTAATTGCGGTTTTAACGCAACAGGTTTTTTCGCATAAGGCTGTTTATGTGTTGGCTGTATGTGTTTTAATTTTCTTTTTAATGTTCCGATATTTGATAAAATTGTCGTATGGTCGCAATTAAACATTTTTCCGAGTTTCACCGAAGACAATCCGCCTTTGTATAATTTGCGAATTTCTTCCACCTGTTCTTTTGAAAATATATTTCGTCCCATAAAAATATAATAAACTATTTTTTATCCTTTTACAAACTTCAAAAGTGGACAATCTGTTAATTGCTTCTTCTTGACTTATTTGTCAAATAGGTATATTATTATAGCGCAGAGTAGCACTCTGAAAGCAAAAAACAGCATTTTTTCTCGCCCAACCGAAAGGAGGCGATTTTTTAATAAAAATGGGGGATTAATCTAATTTAACCCCCCTTTGTATAGTAACATATGTTACATCAGCATCATAACTGCGTCCGGACATCAAAAATTACCATTCCCTCTCCCAAAAACAACTCATTGACGCTGATATAGATAACCTTTTCTTTTTTCTTGTCATAGACCACCAGAAAAATCACATTCTTTTTTTCTCCCATTGCCACTCTAATTTCGCAGGGATATTCTTTTTCCTTTCCGCTGTCGCAAGTAGTTTCCGCCACAACAGGATATTTCAAAATATACTGATATTCTGTCGGACAGAATGGTTCTGCGGCCGGTTCGGCGGCAAAGATAGCGATGGCGAACAACAAAAGCAGTAAAGTCAATAGAATTATTCTAAATAGCATAATCACCACCTCCCAATTTTTGACAATCAGGGCAAAAAGATTGGCTTTCATCTATGACATACTTTTGCCGTATTCGTAGCCAATCTGCCGCCGTCAAATAAATCCATTCCTTGTTCTTTTTTACCCTTTTACACGAAGGGCAAATTATTGCCAGAACCACTCTTAACTTTTCCATAGCGCCTCCTCTCTGTTTTGAATTTCAAATGCCGACAATAAACCCGCATACACCAATGGTCTACTTTCCCATTTGGTATTTTCTTGTGTTTTTTCCTACACCAAGCAATTAACATATCGCACCTCCTTTCATATTTAGTTTTTAATGTGCTTCTTGCTTTTAATTTATAATTTCAAAATTCTTTCATAATATAATCTTGTATTTTGATGTAATTGCATTTTATGATTATTTGCATTCCACCAATTTCTTGTTTCTAATAAATAATCATCTTTCGGAGAAAAATGTCCTTGTGCTTTTCCTGCTCCTATCCAATCGCAAAGCATTTCGGTTAAATAAGGTTCTGGTATGGATAATATTTTAACTCCACCCTTATCTTCCGGTAAAATCCACCATTGCCAATGGTGTCTATTTCTTTTTTGGTGTAAAAGCCAAGCAAAATCAAACTTTTTATCACCTGTGTCAGTCGGCTTGTAATATCCAGTTGAATTTCTACCCCTTTTAATATCTTTATTATTCCCATAAAAGAAATTCGCATAAGGAATAAACTCACTTGGCAGAAATTTACTTAAATCATGCATCAATCCTCTCCAAATCAAGCCATTTTTAAAGCACTCAATCATTACATACCATTTATGTTTTAATATATATTTTAAATACTTTAAATATTTCATATTTTAAATTCTTTTTTTATATTCCTCATAAGCTATTTTAACTCTATTTTTATGTGCTTTATTACGACATTTTTTAGAACAAAATTTCCTTTTCCAAAACATTTTAGATTTGCCGAACCTCCGTCGGCATTCTATACATCGTTTTTGGGATACTTTGCCGTCTATTTCCTGTTTCATACCCCCTAATTATACATTATGACATTATGTTGGTAGTCGTTGTCAACGGCTATAAAACGATTGTAGTGCGACTTCTTTTCATTTCTTCAATAATCCAGTAATATAAGCGCAAGACCAATGCGATAATTTTCCGTGGTCAATCGCAAAATCAGCCATTTCAATCGCTTTCTCCGGATTCATCGGGTCGCCTTGTATTCCCGATTCTCTTGACCATTCTCCCCAAGTTCCAGTTTCTATTTTATCGTCTTTTCCTCTATGAAATTGAAGTATTCCGTCTGATATTATTCCATCTGAATCTGGACGACTAACTATTTGATAATTTGATTCACACTTAATAAGTTTTTTTATAATTTCTTCATTCTTAATTTTAGACCAATCAAATTTTTCTTTATCAAAATAGCCGCAAGTTATAATTCTATCTTCTATTTTACATTTTGGCTTCTCATCAGCCCACATTATCGGCTTAAACCCCTGTATAGGGGCGTTTATAGCGGTTATTTCCGCTTCAAAAACAATCGTCCTTTCTGGAATTATCACTTCTTTTTCCGGAAGCAAACTTATTAAATTTGTAAAAACTATTGGTAAAATTATAAAAAATTTTATCATAATTTAGATTCCTGCTTTGAAAGAGATTTTTTAGTTTATGTTTTGAAGAGAAAAGTCTAATTCTCCATAAACCCTGTCAGTCAAATCTGACATTGTTGGGCTTGCGACCAGCGTAATGTGTCCTTTTGAAGCGACTACTCTCCAAAAGTAAGATTCGTTTTAGAATCATCAATCTCTCCCAAAGCAGAAACCGAAGTTTCTTGCCGCAATTATCCAAATTTTTCAATCCAATATTTTCTATTATAATTAGTTTTCATATGACAATTTCTACAAAGTGTAATTAAATTATTCGGATTTAAATTATATTTATCATAATCAATATGATGAATATCTAATTTTTTATGGCGACCATCTAATTCATCTTGATGAATACCACATAAATTACAAATATAATTATCTCTTTTTCTTATACTTTCTTTTAAATCATCAGTCCAATCTATCCCGTATTCTTCAAATGAAATTCCGCCTTGCCAATTCCAATGTTTTTCTCCCTTACGAGCTTTACTCATTTTTTTTCTTGTTTCTTTTGAATGTTTAATCCCTAATCTTGAAGAAAATTTTTTACCCTTATGAATTTCACTCATTCTTTTCTTGAATTCTTTTGAACGCTTTTTACCCTTATTTGCTTCACTGATTTTCTTTTTTGTTTCTTCGGAACGTTTTTTACCTACATTTATTTTATTCCCTTTTTGAAATAAACTATTCTTACCATTTCTATTCCCCATCATTATTTGACTTATTTTCTTTCTTGTTTCCTCTGTATACTTAAATCTCCTTTTCATAATAGTTTATTATTTATATTTATTTTAAATAAAAATAAATATAAACAAGAAACCATTAAAATTTCTTGTCGCAACATTTTCAAAATAAAGACAATTTATAAAAGTATAATATAATTTTGGTCTTTTTGAAAATTGCTATATCTATTTTTGCCAGAATGCCGTATTAACTCGCACATCCCAGCCAAATTTTATTTTCTTATACCTGATAAATAAATATCTCCTCTCTGATAGCGCTTATACCAAGAATAAACAATGCCGCCTAAAATCATTACTGCTGAAATAACTCCTGTTGTTTCTTCGCTACTGATATTTAAGTTAAAATAATTAAGAGCAAAACCGATTAAAACTGCTATGTTCGCCGCTTGTTCTGTAGAATATCGTTGCATTTAAGTTTAATTATATTATTTAACGACCTTTATTTATAAATTTTAAAAAAATTTCTCCAATTTTCTTTTTTATTGTTCGTTTTTATATGACAACTTCTACATAAAGAAATTAAATTATTAGGATTACTATTTCTTTTATTATAATCTATATGATGACAATCTAACTTTTTATTATTTTCCAATTCTGTTTTTTCACAAATAAAACATTTTCTCCTATCTCTATTTCTGATTACTTCTTTTAAATCTTTATTGAATTCTAATCCATAAGGTTCAAAAGATTTACCACTTTGCCAGTTATAATGTTTTTCACCAGCCATATATCCTTTTAAATTTTTATTCCACGGCTTTCGTCCTTTTAATTTTTCAATTACATCAAGTGGTAATTTTCTTCCTAATAATTTTTTTTTAACCTTATCAACAATTTCAGGATTTTTCATAGGATTATTTTCTTTCATTCTTTTTCTAAGATTTTCTTTTTCTTTATCAGTTATTTTTCTACCAATTTGTAATCCCTTTTTATTTTTATTCCAAGGTATTCCACCTTTTAATCTTCCCATATTTTAATTATATCTTGTTTTTTGCGACCTTTCAATCCCAAATTGGGGATAAACTACTAAGGACGATTTTCAATCTTCATTATTTTTTTACTTTTTCTTAAATTTTCTAATGCCCATAATGGTTGAAGATTTGTATAGTGACAAAGTTTAATCATTTCTTCTTCGGTTTTGGCTGTTCCTAATGGAATTATATGGTCTATATGCCACCCATAAAATCCGTGATTTTCCCAAGTCATTCCTTCTTTAAATTGTTTTTCAATATATTCTTTTAATGTTTGTAAATCACATCCAACTAATTCCATTGTTCTATTTTTCTTTTTATATTTAAGAGCACAATAAATATGGTTAATACGAGATTGAAGAAGAAATTTCAGTTTGAAAAGTGAGTCATATTTTTTTCGTTCTTTTCTCCATTTTTTAATTCTCGTATCAATTTTTTTCCCATTTAATTTACGATAATTTTTATCATAAATTTGTTTCTTTTTTCTAAACTTTTTTGCGTATTCTCTATTTTTTCTTCTATTTTCTTCTATATTATTATGATAATTGTCTCTGTTTTGTTGACGAAATATTAAAGATAAC